GCTCAACACGGAGTAACCATGACAGATTGGTTCAATACGCCAGACCCCTCCGATATGCCCGAGGAGGATTTAGATTTACTCGACCAAGTTGACGCGGCCATCGGCGCGCTGGCGAACAAGCTCATGGCCGAGCCCAACCTAATGCGCACCGAGGCGCAGGCATTCATCAAGTCGACGGCACCAGAGTGCAGCATATTCCTGTCCGTGATCTGGCCGGCAGCACGCGAGCTCGCCGGCCTGCCACGCAGCGCCGGCAAAGGTGGACGACCAAGAACGCAGCGGGTAACGTGTCCGGTATGTCTACCGGATCAGGTAAAGTCGTAGACCTTTTCGGCCATGCTCTGCCGCAAGAGAGCAGTAGGCGCAATTCCGAGAGAGTCAGCAAAGGACGCTACGCCGAGTTCATGGTCTGCGCGTACCTAAGCCGCATGGGTCACCACGTTATCCATGTCGACACGATCGGTTTCGATTTAGTTCTTGTCTACGAGGGACAAAGCTATCGGGTGCAGGTCAAATCAAGTAAGAGCGTCGAGACAAACTCCTGCCAATGGCACTCGATCACTCCGGGGAATGTGGCCAATAAGCGATGGTTTGGGCCGCGAGATGCCGACCTCATTGCCTGCTACCATTCTGTCTTCGATACCGTTGTCTTTGTCCCGGTTCTTGAGCCCCTTTGTCAGGTTCGCTTGCCCCTCAATCAGGTCCGCGCGGCTGGGATCGGCGAGGCGAGTCTGGCTGCGGCAGTCAAAAAATTGTGCCGAAATAACCCGCGTTAGGTTTCCCGGATCAGGTAAATCGATTGCGCCTTTCCGGTAATTGGCCTAGCTTCCCATGCTGCGGCGCTCGGCTGCAGCAGGGTTCGCCCTCCCTTTCTCTACCATGAGATCGTTGTAGCCGACCGCCGCACCTCGCGGGGTTCGCATGCTGCTTTTCCAAGACCTGACCGGCGTTGAACGCAAATCGCTGGAGGAAGATAAGGAGCACGATATTGCGCGCTTCACGGGAATCGCCAGCACAGCCGACAAGGACCTCACCGACGACATCATCGAGGCCGGCGCGTTCGGCGAAATCGATCCCCAAAAGATCAAACTCTTTCGAGACCACGATCCGAGCAAGGTCATCGGCAAGTGGCATAAGTTCGAGCAGAAGGGCAAGCGGCTGGAGGTTGAGGGTGAAATAGGACTCGACCTGGCCCACGGGCTCGAAACCTACAAGCTGTTGAAGCGCGGCTACATCAACGGGCTTTCGGTTGGCTTCCGGCCGAAGCGCGGCGGCGTCGTGTGGGACGAGGAGACCGACATCCGCCACATCAAAAGCGCGACGCTGCTCGAATGCTCGATCGTGGCCATCCCAGCCAATCCAGGTGCGCGGTTGCACGCTATCAAATCGCTCTCGCCCGAGAGCGCACGGCAATGGTTGTTCGACGGCGGCTTTGCCGAGAACGAGATTGAAATTCTCATGACGCGCGGTTTCGACGCGCTGTTGAAAGCGAAGCGCATCAACATCACCGAAATCGACGGCTATCGTGAGCATGACGATGCCGCCTTCACCGCCCTGGCCAACGAGGTCAGGCGCTTTGCGGAGATACTCAGATGACACAGGACGCGGTTGCGGAACTGCTTAAGAACGTACAAGCCGATGTGAAGGCGGCACGTGAGGGTGCGGAGAAAACCAACGCGGCACGCCTCGAGGAATTCGAGGTGCTCAAGGTCGACGTGGCCAAAGGGTCGAAGACAACGACCGAAAACGAAGCCAAGATCGCGCGCATCGCCGAGGATCAGGCCAAGAACGTCACCCGGTTGCAGGGCCTCGAGGAGGCCATCAACGCGCTGATGAAGCACCAGCAGCGGCCTGGCGGCCAGCCCGAGGACAAGAACAAGGTGGCGCGGCGCGAGCAGGCGATCGGCTTGCTCGAGCAAAAGCACGAGAACGTTTACGTGAAGCAGGCAGACCTGCGCGACCATCCGTTTGCCTATACTGAGGATCAGATTGCCGAGGCGGAGGTCTACATCAAGGCGCTGCGGGCTTTGATGCATGCTCCCAACCGCAACCTGCTGTCGGAGGAGTACAACAAAGCACTGTCGGCATTCACGTTCGGGACGCAGGGATTCATTATGGCGCCCGAGCAGAGCAACGAAATTCTGTCCTGCCTCGTCGATGTCACCGACATCACCGGCTTAATGCGGAACATGACGATCAGCGGGCCATCGATCCGGTTTCCGGTCGACAACGAACTATGGGACATAGCGGCGTGGGCGTGTGAGAGCTCGTGCTTTGCCAACAACCCAACGCAACAGATCGGCAGCGGGTTGGGAGAGCTTGAGATAAAACCCGAGTCGCTTCGGTACATTGTCTGCGCCACGCGCGAGCTCCTCGACGACGCCTCGGCCAACATCGAGGGCTGGATGATCGCAAAGGTCAACACCGCATTCCGGCATCAGATCAATGCTGCGGTCCTGATCGGCGATGGCTTCGGTAAGCCGATGGGCATCCTCAATCCCGCGGCCGGAATCCCGATCATGGATACTTCGCTAGCGACGCCGGTGGGGTTCTTCTCGTGGCAGGACCTGGTTCAACTCAAATGGTCGGTCCCAATGTCGCTGGACGCGAATGCCGGGGCGTATCTGATGAACCAGCACACGTTCGGGATGATTCTCTCGATGTCAGATGCTAACGGCCGGCCGATCATCCTCAACAACCCGACCGAGGCCGGGCAGATGGTCATCAACGGTTCGCGGGTTGTGATCGTGCAGCAAATGCCCACGGTTGAGACGGGCCACACGCCTATAGCGTACGGGAACTGGAACCGAGTCTACATGGTCGTGAACCGCAAGAACGTCACGATGCAGCAGGACCCTTATAGCGCAGGGTTTTGCATACTCTACAAATTCGAGGCGAGGATAGGCGGTGGTGTCATCTGCCCCAACGCGGCGCGGCTCCTCAGGATCAGGTAAGGAGGTCACATGAGCGGATATTCAGCAGCCGGCCAAGTCCAATCGTGGGATGCGAAAGAGCCCAAGTGGGTTGATCTGATGCCAGGCGTTGCCTACGCGATCTGCATCAGCAATCCGACCGACAACGATGTCGATACCGGCACGATCACGGTCGAGGTGGCGGACGAGGACCCACTTGTCCCGTGCCGGCCTGGTCCGTTCGACGTGTTCCAGGTGGACGCGGGTTGTGTCGGGGTCGTACCGCGGCCCGCGGTGATCGAGCTCTCGGTCGAGCATCCGATCCCGGCACACATGGCGTGTTCGTATGCATTCCCGTGCCCGAAGCGGTTTGCGCGGGTGGCAGCTGGCTCGCCGACTGACCTCGACATCCACATCGCGATTACCCGCTTGAAGCGAACCGGGATGGGGGCTGTTGATGCCAGCATCTGGCCGTGGGGCCTTGCGCATCCGTATGTGGCACCGATCGCGCAACCGGTCGCCGCAGTGCCCCCGCCGGCGCCGCAAGCTCCGGCTCCGGCGCCGCGGGCGCGGGCGCGAGTGCCGGCGGAGTGAGTGCTTGGAGGTCCTGTTTAATCGCGGGACCATAACGCCGCGAAAGGTCAGCGGTACAATCGCGCGCATCGCCTTCCGTGGGGAGGGCGAGGCGCGTTTTGTTTTGCAGCATACCCGCGACGAAAACGGACAACCGGATGAGCTCTCATGGGTTGAGGTGTCGGGGCTGTCGGACGGTAGCATCGACCCCTTGACCGAGGTGGAGGGTTGGAAGCCCGGCATGACCACCCTGCCGCCGCGCTTTCTTGGCAGCGTTCGGCGGCCAGTGCTGGTCGACCGTGTTACCGGAAATGCTGATGTGCTATACCGGCGCCACATCGCCGATTGGCTGCGGGTCATTCCGCTCGACGTGAAGCAGGGCAACGGTGGCTGTTGCCATCCCTGCGGTGCCTATCGGGTGACGATGGACGAGGTCGCGGATGCCGGATGACCGTAGACTCATGAAAGTGATTTCGCCCGAGCCACACACGTGGTCGCTCGACAACGGCATCTCGCGGCAGAATTACCGACCCGGCGTGGTTTACGAGGTGCCGAGGTTCGTGGCGGAGGGTATGCAGGCGCGCGGGTGGGCCAAGATCATCACCGCTGAGGAAATCGAGACCCAAGACGCCGCGGAAACCGAAATCAGCATGACCGAGTTGCGCAAGTCCGAAACCAAAGGAAAGGAATGAGCCATGCTTCTAGGTGAAGGCCAAATTGACATCGGTGTTGTTCGTTGCTTTGCGCCATGCGGCGGCCCGCCGGTTGGTCAGCTGTTGTGGATTCCATCGCCGTGCGTCTGTACCGCTACTGGCTTCGGACAGCCGTTCGTGCAGCCCATAACAGGCCAGCAGGCACAGCCAGCGGCAGCGGCAGCACCGCGGCGGTAAGAGTTTGCGGGCGCTGCCCACTGCTGTGTCAGCAGCGATAGTGGGAGCGATCAGATGCCTGCAAGGGCGCACG